TTTTAAGGAGAGCGAACTAGAGCCTATAGGAGGAATGGTTACAACTACTAAGAATCCCTATTAGGGATTGAAACTAGTTTGGCTTGCTTGCAAAGTAAATGGAGTATGCCAAGTCTACCGATACGATCCGCATCAAAAGGCTAGCGCCAGATTAATAAAGATAGGTAACGATCTAGATGGTGTACCTCAAAAGCTATTTATTTGGCAAGATGGACTTTATTTAATTACCGATACAAACCTTTATCGATTAATTGGTACTACAATTACCAATATTCCGCTGCCGAGTAACTTTAGACCCTTGGACGCTATAGAATTTAGCCATCAAAAACGCTTATTCATTGGTGGCTATATTGCCAATACAGCCGCACTGTTAGAGTCAAGCGATGGATCGCACTTCAATCAAGTCCCTGGCGTTCCTCAGTCCTTTACGGCTTGCGCGATCGCTTCTTTATTGGAAATCAGAGGCGACCTCATTTTACTGGCGAGAGATATTGGCAGCAATCAATCTGGGATTAAACTGCATAAGTTGCCTAACGGCATCACGGCAAATATTACTACTAGTAGCTATATTGAAATCGGTTATTTGCCTTCAATATTTTTGTATTCAATAAGTCGAATTGATTTTGCTTTTTTATTGGGACATTATTATTTTGCCGTTGGTGACGATCTTTGGTTATTTGACGGGCAAAATACAGCATTTCATTCGCTAGAATCTTTAGGAATGCCAAATGCAGAGATTTCTTGCTTAAAAGCTTTTGGCGATGCTTTATTAATTAATTTTGCTGTCGTGCCAAATACTTATTTGTTTAGTTACTTGCCGCAATCAAACGATACAGTAATGCAAGTCAATAAATGTTTGACTTTATTGTATCCTACAGGGTTTATTTCCGAGCGTCCTTTCACTGGCGGACAATGCCCAGGCGTGCTTTATAGAGTGTATTTAAAGCCCTTATACTGGAATGGAGATTTTGTTTATCCAGGGACTGAAGGAGAAGGAGAAGAGATATATGTAGATGTATACGGCCCGGTAGCTAGAATTTATTGCTTGCAAACAGCGGCTGAATTGCCATGCAATCCAGGCGATACTTATTATTTTGCTTTTTTGGTAGCAGATGCTACCCCTGGTCCAAATGCAACTAATATTTTTTTAAGCGGAGGAGGATGTACTCCTACGGGGCAAGATTATTTTGGTTTTTTGCCTGGCTCGATACGAATAGTAAGATTTGATGGCTTGCCAGACAATTGCGACTCTACTGACGAAAAAAGATTTTTAACCGATAGCGATCGCCCCATCTTTACTAGTAATGAAAAATTTCACGTTCGATACGGACTGGAAGTATCTAATCTTTCTTATTCATCTGACTTAGCGATCGATAATGGTGAGGCTAGCTTAAACCTTGCTAATTTTATTGACGACAGCTTGCTAAGCGAAGATATTATTAGATACGCCAATCGAGCATCTTCGGCTACGCAAAACTTAAATGCTAATGCTATTAGGTTTATTTTAGCTGTAGTCGATCGCGTTAGCTACAACACCACTCATAACTGGCATCCCAATCAAGTTTTGATGACGGGCGAGATTGGAGAAATCAAAATCGACCATGCCAGAGCAACATTAGAGTTAGCCTCGCTTAAGTCGAAACTACAAAACAATAACGCACTAAAAACTACCAGTTATTGCAGGCACGTCTTAGGCGATAATAACTGTCAAGTTAATTTAGAGCCATTATCGACAACAGGGCAAGTAACAATTTTGTACGATCGCCCACAATTTTTTGAGGCTCAATTAGCCATTAATATTCCCAGCACAGATTATTATTTAAGAGGGCGATTGCAATGGTTGAGCGGCGAAAATAGAGGAGTAGTATCAGAAGTAGCTTTTCAAGATAATTACAGCAGCGATACCATGACCCTGGGGTTATGGGAAACTACGCCTTATCCAATAGCCGTAGGAGATAGTTTTAAAATAAGTCCAGGATGCGATCGCTCGATAGAAACCTGCCATAATAAATTTAATAACGTGCCTCTATTTGGCGGATTTCCTTGGATTCCAGGAAGCGATCGCTATTTAGCAGGAAGCAATTTATCTGCTCCAGGATGACTTTTTGACTTTTTGTTTATGGCTTTTTGACTTTTTGTTTATGGCTTTTTCTTTTCTTTATAACTTTTTGTTTTTATTTTTTATTTGACTGTCCCATGCCATCACCAATTTACGGACTGCCGGAACTAGCACAAAATCAAGCTAATGCTTATTTGACTGTCAACTACTTGAATCAAGCGATCGAGGTATTGACCGGAGCCAAAGTTATTTCTAGAGCCGTAACCAGTCCTCCTAGCGGCTCGGCAGACGGCGATCTTTATATCGTGCCTGTAGGTGCCAGTGGAGCATGGACGGGGGAAGAAAACAAACTAGCCATCAAATTAAATGCCACTTGGTATTTTTTTGCACCTAGTTCGAGAATTGGCATTAAATATTTAGAATCAGAATCAAAATTGGTACATTGGAACGGTACGGCTTGGGTGGAGCTAGGGTTAAGTACTGATGTTGAATTTATTCAAGATACGGTAGCCGCCATGCTTGCTGGAGGAACCCATACGGGGATAAGCTTTAATTACGATGACCCCACGGGGACGATAAGCGCCACTGTTTCTGGCGGTAGTGGTGGCGGTAGTGGTGGCGGTGGGGCAGGAGGGGAACTGGCTTCTAATTTAGTTTTGCTAAAAGATTCCAATTGGCGCTTAGAATTTGCAGGCAGCGGACCGAGGACTGGCAATTCCTGGAATTCTTTTGCTTCCGGTGAATCAGGGCAGGGGAAAATTAGATTGGGATATTACGTCTTAGGGCAAACATTGCATTTAATGTTAGCTGGAGGTGGTTCGACCAACGGCAACCTAAAGCTAATAAAAATAATTGAGAAAGATACTAATATCGTTTTAATAAGTACTACTTTAGCTACCGTGCTAGGAGTTGATGTTGACGCGCTGACTTACTGTACTATTAGCACCTCATCTGACGCCGGAAAAACTGCTTGCATAGAGGTGGAAGATGCCGACTCTGGAAGCGGTTGGGCTTGGATTTCTATCGGCCAAAATATTTTTGTACAGTAATAGCAATAAACACAAGGTCGATTAATAAAGTGATATTATTTGCTCGTATCCATTAATTACAATTGGATCGAGTTGAGTTATTTTGACAAAGCCCGATCGCACCGCACCACCGCTTGCCAATACTTGTCCCGATAAGTTCCAAGCATAAAAATCAGCATTAATCCCCGTAACTTCATCGCTAAATAGCAAAGCGTTGGCAGAACTAAAAAACTCAAGTTTAAATCGATACTCTGCTAATAAATCACTAACTGGTACGTTTGTACTTTCTAGTAAAGTATTAAAGTATCGATAGTGACACCACTGCCAGCTAACAACGATCGCGTCATCATCGTTTCTTCCTATCTTTAAAGACCCAACAGGAGGGCATTTAAGATCTTCGGCGGTAAAAGTAACGGTAGTCACTGGAGAGGTACTTAAATTACCTCCAGGCTCAAGAGCTTTAAACCTAAAATTAGAACCGATTAGGTCGAATCTACTATCGGGCCTGATATAAAAAGCATCTTCTCCTTTTAATAGATAAAAGCGTTCGGAAATAGCGTGAGCGTTAATATAGGACTGCGTACCGTACAAACCACGAATTAACACCGATAAGTCGTAAGTTTTTGGAGCGACTAATGCGGCATTCTTAAAAGCAATAATTTCAGTTCCCACGATCGCCAAATTTACTTCGTCATAAAAATCCAGTTCGGGTATAGGCGAAAGTTCCCCATCGCCATCTAATCTGACTCTAATAGTGCTAGCGCGATCGACTAACCCACTACTGGCATTCCCACTAGGTATTTGCAATACTTCCCCAATTACGGCAGGCGCATCGTAAGTATTGACTAAATAATAATTATTACCATTGTCATTACTGGCATAAAGATCGAATACAGCTAAGTCGAATAGAGTATGAGGAAAGATATTCAAACTCGCTCTAGCATCTGTCGCTTTTACTACTCTAGCGTTAAGTGCCAATAGCTCGATCGTTCCATAAAAAGGTGGATTGTTTTCCGGTCTGATCGGTAATAGACTAGGCACGCTGGCTAAGTATTCCGAGTCTTCGACAAAGTTGCAAGTAGCAATATAGTTATTGCCTAGATCTATTTTCTCGATCGTCAAGCTTTTGGAACTAATCGATCTATAGTTAAGGCTCCAGTACGTCCCCAAGCGAATCAGATCGAAGACGACAGCAGATCCTATATTGGCTTCTACTTTCTTCCTTCTCGCCCAATATAGAGCCAATAGAGACTCGCTTATAGACTTGATGGTGTCTCCTGGCAAGGAATAAGTAAGGCTAATAGACTCGCTATTGGAATTAAGGAACCCAACTCTAGCAGAGCTAGCTGATTCGTTATCGTGGTCTTTATGTATGCTTGGCGCAGATACTTGCAATCTACTGGGTAATTCGTTTAAGTCTTTATTGCTAAGGCTAAATACTTTTTCTAGTTCGTTGCCGTAAGGTCTAGCACCAGCTACGCGATCGCTTAACACCGCTGGGCTATTAATATTCTCTTGAATATGATATAAATCTAAGCTTGAAACAGTAAAGTCAGTAATATCTACGTCTCTAGGCTTAGTTTCCCTTGCCGCTATCAAATATAGTTGCTGTGCCTGCTCTAAATAAGCTCGATATTGCTCTCCATCTTGAGAAGCGATAAACCCTTTCTGGCGAGTAGTATTGCTATCGGCAAAGCTATCGTTATCTAAGTCGTTAGGGATAGTGTAATTTTCTATCCCCGATCGCTCGATTAAATCCGCCAAGTGCGAGGGTATATCTTGCCCCACTAATTCGGCACTTACAGGGGGGAAAGAATTATTGTATTTATCTAGGGGCAAGCCATTAAATACTATCCGGCACAAACCATAGTAAGCAGGCGTAAGACTAGCCCCATCTCTTCCTACTTCTGTCGGATCTTGAAACGCACCCCCGCCGCGATCGCCGTCGTAAAAAGTAAAGTATTGAGCGGTTTTACTGTTGCGCTCCAAAGTCTTCTCGTCAGTCTTAGTAGTATCGTAGGCGATCTCCCCATAGAGCCATAATCTGCGTAAGTTACACTTGCCCTCAGCCAGCAGCACGTCAAACGTACCGTAGTAAGTGTAAGCAGTATACTTCGGCCCGCCTTTCCCCTCTCGCTTTCTTTTCTTGACTTCAATAATATCTTTTGCCCAAATCAAATTGCCTGTAACCCTGCCTATGCCGTAGATCTTGGGTATAGCTTTCCCGTACTCGCTGCTAGGTGCTTTCAGGCTATCTAGCCGATTGGTAGTTCCTTTCTGAGGTTTTTTAAAAAAGCCCAACAAAAAACGAGCAGCAAAGCCTACGGCTAAAGATATGCCAAAATCAGCCATTAGAATAAATTGGGTAGACTTACCAATCGGTATGATACCATGCTATAGTCTTAAATGGGATAATATTGCCTTTTTTCGCCGGCAGCGCGGGCATATACAGAACGGATATATACAGAAATAGAACAAGCTATCGAAAAACCATTCTAGAAAAAGAAGCCAGGGGAGCCCTGGCTTCGTCACGCATACAGAAATAGAACAAGCTATCTAGAACAAGCTATCTAGAACAAGCTATCTAGAACAAGCTATCGAAAAACCATTCTAGAAAAAGAAGCCAGGGGAGCCCTGGCTTCGTCAATTGGCGTGAAGGAATTATTTCTTTCCACTCCTATTGTGCCAGTTGGCTTCTAAGTAGTAGTTAGATCCATATATGCGCCTCGCGTCGCGTCGCAAAAGCGTATATTATCCCAATATAAATATAGCATCAACTTTGTAGATTGAAATAAGCGATCGCCCGACGCTCCCAATATCCCTTAAAAGGCACTTCGCATACTTTGCGATCGACTTGAGAGGCATGGATAAACCAAGTGTCTTTACCGTTTACTTTTACCTCATTGCCATAGGTGACAGCGGCGACAGTTTCCTTAGAAGTCTTGCTGGGTAAAGTTTTTGTCCTGTCGCCTATATAGGCGACAGGATAGGTGACAGTAGGTGACAGGTCTTGAATTTGGCTTACTAATCCGACGTGATGAGGTACGCCATTAAAACGAAAAACGATAATATCCCCTAGTTCTAGCTCTTCTTGCTGTTTGGGGGCAAAATACGTGCCGATCGCGTTCAGCAGGGAATCGCCATTAGGCGTTCGCTGGTAGTTGTCTTTTAGGGCGATCTCCATGCCCAATTCCTCGGCTACCGCTAGAAGAAACTGAACGCAATCAACGCCAATACCCTTGGTGCGTTGATGGTGCTGCCAAGGGGTATCGATCCAGGTGCGGGCAATGGCGATAGTTTGAGATCTGATTTCTGTTTGCACGATCGATCCGTTTTTTTAAAATTATTTACAAGAAAGAACGGGAGCGTAAAAGCCCACCAGCGAAGCGTCCTTCAGGAGTGGGATGAAAAATGCCGCTAAGAATATTCAAATGGTTGGGACATCGACCGTTAAGTTATTGCCGTTCGAGCTTAGAATCCCACGGCTTTAACGCAGTGTAGCCGTGGGAGTATGTCAACCCTCTCCTAACTCCTAAGCAGAAAAGGGGTAAGATCGAGGCTAAAACCTAAAACGGGCAATATTCTTCATACTCAAAGCAAGCGGGATTGCTTTCATCCATCGGAATATCGAGCTTCGTGCAACGCCCTTGGCGATCGCTAAAGTGTACGCACATGGTACAGATAGGTTTAATCTTGGTATTTGCTGGATTGCTAGCCCAAAACTCTAACCCTTCAATGTACCCAAGGATATAAGCGTCGTCGCTTTTATGATACCGAATATCAGGCATGGCATTTACGCTGCCATCGGTATAGCCGTCTAGCCAGCGATCGCGCGCTGCTTTATCTTGCTCGGTGATTTCCTCGTTGGGAAAGAATGTATAGGTGCTTTCTGAAGAAAGAACGAATTGACGTGCCATAATATAGATCTCCATTCCATTAATTTGGGTTGTAAGGGCGATCGCTTATCTCTTCGCGGGGAAAGCGATCGCTGTAAATTTGCAGTTTTCTTGACTCGGAAAGATCGACCATTAATCCCGAATAAGCGTTGTAGTCGGTACTGGCGTGCTCGTTCGGTCTTTCGATCTCAAATTCAATCTCGACTTTTAACCGTTCTAAATTGCAGTTACAGAAACCTTTTGATTTCTGCACGAGTATCCTTGGCAAGTGCCTCAAGGTAACTGCAGTAGTCTTCCAGTTCCCACAAGAAACCTTTTGATTTCTGCACGAGTATCCTTGGCAAGTGCCTCAAGGTAACTGCAGTAGTCTTCCAGTTCCCACAAGAAACCTTTAGCCTCGTCTTCATCTTCGTCTTCGCTCGTTAAATATCGGGCAACTTCTTCGAGCGAGTCGGCGTAATCCTGCATTTTTTGGGCTTCTTCTCTTAAAAGAGCTTGGAGTTCTTCAAGTTGCTTGAGTTTTTTGGCTGCTTTTGTTTCGGTTCTCATGATTTTCTCTCGTTCGTTGTTTGATTTTACTCTTTACTTTACTTTGGGCTTGGCGCGAATGCCTTGCGCTTTTCTCTTGTTTCTATATTACTAACTAAATGATACTATTGCCAATGTGCTAGCAATACTATTTACTTATAAATAGTCAGGCTAAACATTATTAGTGCTAATTAGCTAGCAATACTAGCCATGTGATAGTATTGAGAGGTAAAAATTGGAAAATGCCAGTGAAAAACAAAATCAAACCGTTTTTAGACAGTAGAAAGATTACGGCTTACAGATTCAGGCAAGATGTAGGAATAGCGCAACGAACGGCTTACGATCTGTACAACAATCCAGATCGACTACCTTCATCTACTGTTTTGAGCAAAATCTGCGACGCTTACGAGGTTCAACCCAACGATTTATTAGAGTGGGACAAAAAAGAAAAAGCCAATAGTTAAGCCATTTTAGTTTTAGAACGCCTTCAGCATTACTGCTTTCCCCCGCTTGGGTGGCTTGGAATTTATTGCCGTTAATTTCCAAGGATATCGTGCTAGTGCTAATCGGTAACGTTCACTCAAACTTATTTCGCGCCGATTCTAAGCGAGAGCTGTAGTCTCTCAAAGTCTGACTTTGACTCTTTCTAAAGCTATCGGCATCAGGTGAATAGACTTTGAACTGGTTTTGAATGGTGATATTGCGATCGCCTTCTCCTTTTCCTCTTCTACTCACAGGTGCGATCGTGCTGGCATAATTAACGTTTCCGACCGTGCCACCATTGGCGTAGCGATCGACCTGGGTATTAGCTTTCATCTTTACCCAGTCTCCATTTGCTTTGAGAGCGCGATAAAATTGAGCGTCGCCATTCTTGTCGGTGAGGATTTCTTCGTTTGCACGAGCAACAACTGGAATTGCACCTACTCCTTCTAAAGCCATTGCCCGCTTAATTCCCAGTCCTAAACTCAAAGCATCTGTAGCAACCGAGTTCATACTAATCCCAACCGTGCCACCATCATCGAAATTGCCAACAGCAGCGCCAGCCAACGCCGACAAGCCCGAACTAAGCGCGCCTCCTCCACCTCCACCTCCACCGCCGCCGAACATCGGAGTAGAGCCGCCACCAATACCCAAAAAGTCGCCAAATAACCACTGCACGATCTTCATGGAAGCCATCTTCGCCGCCATATCCGCAAACATTTGGAGGACTCCCTTCGCGAGATTCCCCAAGCTGCCCAACAAGCCCGCCTCGAATCTGAAGAAGGAACTTAACGCCCCCTCCAAATTTCGCCCTACACCATCGCGAATCTCCAAAGCCAAACTGTTGAATCGATCTTTGATGTTGGAGAGTTCTTGGGCATCTATTTGGTCGAGTAAATTGCTGATTTGTTGCAGTCGATCGGGATCGAGGATACCCGCTGCTTTAGCTTTGTCAAAAGTCTCGATTCGTCGTATTTGTTGGTTGAAAGGGAGCATCTGCAAATCAAATTCAGCTTGCCGAGCCGCTTTATAGTACGGGCTAATCCATTCCCCCAACCCTTGGGATCGAGCGTCAAATAGTTGTTTGCTCAGATCGCCGAAGATCGTCATTTGGTCTAGTTGCTTTTGCAGTCTCGTGCGGGTGCTTTCGGTAAATCGCGCGAGATCCTTTATCCCCTCTAATTTGTCGATCGAGGTTTGCAGGATGGTGCTTACCTTTTTCATCATTTGTTGATAGGAGATAGCGCCCGCGCTGTAGGCTTTGACTGTAGCCTCGATCTCGCTCCTCTCTTCCGGCTTGATTTCGAGGGTGTCAAAGGCGGCAAATAGTTTTTGAGGGTCGATCGCCCCTTCGGATTTTTTAAGCGTCTCCATTAAATCCGCCATCGAGTCGATTCGATCTTGGATTTCTCGGACTGCAACCTGGCCCGCCAAAGCCGCCTGTTCGTCGATGGTCTGTCCGCCGCCGTATTTAAGCAGGATTTCTGCTACTTTCCTCTGCGCCTCCTCTCCTTGTTTGAGCAAATCCCGACGACGTTTGGCTAAATCGAGTATTTGCGCGTTGGCTTCAGCAATGCGAGACGTAAGTATGGAATCGCGCTTAATCGTCTCGTTCTGCGCCGCAACCGCACGATACTGCCTTACGGTTTGGGCGAATCCCGCTATTTGGCTGTCGAGCTTTTGCTGGTTAGCCCGTTGCAAGAAGGAGGTGACAGGCTTGTAGGGCTTGTAGTCGGCTTCTGGTGGGGGGTATCTGTTATCCGCGATGTTTCCAGGCAGACCGCTCGACCCCGCTGCCGCGCCTGACTGTTGAGGGTACGTCGCATAATAATTACGGTTATCCGAAGTCGCGTTTCCCCCCCCTACCCACGTATAGAGGCGATCGCTAGCAGTTTTCATTTGCCCGTACGCCCCACGCAGTTCGTTATTCAGCCGCTGTAGTTCCCCCTGCAATTGTTGTCCCTTGGGCGATAGGTGGTTTTGTCCTTGCTGATAGCGGGCTAAATTTCTCATCTCGTAGCCGTACTTATTCGCCCACTCTTGACCGTCATACACGACTTCATTCTTGAGTTGCTGCTGGACGCTGACTATTTGTTGCTGGATTGTTTTGTACTGGGCTTTAAAAAAGTCAAACTGCGATTTAGCAGCAGGGTTGATGGCAAATCCCCCACCGCTGACGGCATTGCTGCTGACGGCATTGCTGCTGACGGCATTGCTGCTGACGGCATTAACATTGGCGTTGTTGCCGATCGCGCTAGCAATTCCACCGCCCAACTTGCTAGGATCTAGTCCTTGTAAATGCGCTGCTGCATTGGTTAGCTGCTGTCCGGCGTTTGCCAGGACATTACCAGAATCGATCAGGTTGCTGCTACCGCTCTGCAATTCGGATGCCGCTTGCTTCAGCACTGACTCAGTAAGGTTAAGCGTCGAAAGCTTTTGCTGAAGCTCTGCCATCTTCTCGTTAAGCTGCTGCTGTTTTTCAACGAAGCCCTGCATCTTTTCTCGATACGCTTCCGCTGCGTCGATCTCTTTTTGGTATAGTTCCGACCGTCGCTCTTGCAATTCCTCAAGTTTTTGCTGTAGCTCCTCACCCTTGGCTTTAGTGCCGCGTCCTACAGTATCCAATTCATCCAGCAGCCCGCTAAACCATTCAGCCAGCTTGACGGCTGGCGAGTCTACCCCTGCGCCACTTTTTAGAAGTTGGGTTTTGAGAGGCAGGATTGCGTTCTCTCGTGCCAGTTTTTGAATCTCCAATTGGAGATCTCTAGTTTGCTTTTTAATGTCGTCGATCGCCTTAGAGTATTCCTTGCCAAGATCTCTGAGCGATTTTTGGTAATCGCGGTTAGCCTTACTAATCTCGCGTCCCAGATCGCCCATTTCCTTCTGCGTGCTGGCGATATCCTTGAGTACGGTTTTGCGCTCTGAGGCAATATCTATCAACTGCTTGAAGATATCGCTACCTTGGTCGATTAAATCCAACTGACTGGTACTAATGTCCTTAAGTTGTTGCAAGCGCTGCTTGACATTATCCGAGCGAGCCTTGGACGTAGCATCAACATCTAGAATTGCTTTCTCGATTTGGTATCTCGAAGCTTTTAACGGATCGCCGCCTAATAATTGCCTTAGATCGGCAAGTTCTTCTTTATGCAGTCCCATGGCGATTGCTTTGCGCCTCATTTCGATAATTTGCCGGCGCAATTCTATTTCTTGCCGCAGGTTCTGGACGGTGAGGATTTTCTCGGCAGCTTCAAATTGCTCCTTGGTTTGCCCCTGCTGGTAAGCTTCACGATAGACGCTAGCTTTGTTAAGCTTGGCTGCTGCGGATAAATCGAACTCTTTAGAAGCGATCGCTGCCATCGCTTTGTTGAGGGCTGCGGTGGCCGCTGGCAAGCGTCTTTCCCCTAGTTCGCGCCAATAAGCCAAAGACTCTGTAGCTAGATCGCGCTGCTTAGACTTTAGATCGAGCAAAGTTGCTAAATAATCCTTGGTTGCGCCATGGGTGCGAATCAGTCCGGCGTTGACCCTATCGTTTGCCGATTGCACTTGCGAGAAAGATGCCGTCAGGGGGCTGCCGCCTAACGCTTTAAATACTTCTGTCATCTCATCAGGAAGTAATTTACTGGTGGCTTCTTTGATGGTTGAGGCTAACTCTTTCCCTAAATTCTCAATCCGAGCTTTTTGCTTGCTAAAGTCAATATCCGCTAGCTTAAACTCTGCAAAGCCTTTGGTAAATCCAGAATTGGCGATCGCTACCTGTTGTTTGAGATAAAATTCATCGATCGAGCGCGATAGATCGTCGTAGCTGTAAACTAACTCCTTGAGTCGCACGGCATAGGCTGCGACTAATTCCCCGTTACTCCTAAATATGCCTTGAGCTTGAATTTCGGCATTATAGTAATCTGCTAATGCTTTCTGGCTTTCTCTGGACGCTTCTTTGAGCCTGATTAACCCGCTTGCAAATGCCTTTAAATTGCCCGACACTGGCAATTTCTTGTCCGTCTGCTCCAGTTTTACGGCTAACTCCTCAAGCTGCTTGTTGGTCAATTTAAAAGGGTCTAGATTGAAGCCGAATTCAGCTAGCTCTTTCTGCATGGCAGGTGCCGATTGCTTGAGTTGTCTGGCAATGGTACGAACCAGAGCATCTAGCACTCTGGCCGTACTTTTTAAATCTAGTCGCTGGTTAGCTTGTTGCATGGCATCAGCCATGGCAGGAGGTAACTGGTTGGTGAGGATGGACTTAGCGGTATCGAGCGATCGCTCGATTGACTTTTCATCTACTAAGTCAATCTTCAGTCCTTTAAAACGAGCTTCTTGGACGGCAAGGGCATCAGATAAACCGTGAAGGCTCCGCTTGTAGTCGTCTGCGGCTTTTTGCTGTTGCACCAAAGCTTCATTAAAACCTAAGCTAGCTTGCTCTGCTTCTGTAGTTAATTGGTTAAATTGCTCTAATCCAGTCAATAAAGCATCCTGCTCTGGAGTAAATTGAAATACCTCTTTAAGTTCTTTAAGTCGTTCGATGTCTCCCGCGCCTATAGCGTGTAAAGGCTTTTTAGCTAGGGTTTCTATAAATTTTTGGTCTGCTTCTTTTGTGCTTAGAATAGCATGTTTTATCTTTTTTAATTGGTCGTCAACCGCTCTATAACGAGCCTCGGCATTTATCGCCCCAGCTTCGGCATTTGCCAATCCTTCTCGTTCTGGTAAAATCTCCCGATCGAGTATGCGTTTAGCGACATTGCCTTTTACCATAGCTTCACCTAATTCCAAAGAAGCTTTGATATTGGCAAATTCAAAACCAAGCTCCTTAAGAGCATTGGTGGTATTTTGAGTGCCATTCTCTATGCTTTTCCAAAACCGATTGACAGTATCGAGAATGCCTCTAATATTGGCTATCTGCTTATCGATATTGCTAGCGGTGACGGGATCTAGAGCGCCTTTTTCGTCTAAAACTTCTTTAGTTTTTTTAAGCGTTTCTATTTGCCTTTCGAGCCAGCTAATATCGCCACCAGGAATGAGGTTGATTTTTATTTCTGCTTTCTCTGCTTCTAGTTGCTCTAGCTTTAGTTTTAAGTTGGAGCGTTCTTCAGGAGTGAGCCTGTTCTCTACTAAAGACAGTTGAATTTCGCCTTGAGTAATTTCAATGGCTTTTAATTTTTCTCGGTATTTCTCTATAGCAGATGGATCTACTTCTAACTTGATAACTTTAGATCTGACATTTCTCAGAACGGTAGCTAAGTCTTCAGCGTTTTTACGATATTTCTCTAACGCTTGCTGGCTAGACATTGATGCTACGGGATTAATATTTTCTTCGTATTCTTCATGGGACATTTCTTTTAATCCCATTTTTTTGCGGCGTTCGTTAATCCCTTCTCTGCCACCAAATGGTGCATCTATTAATCTAGTAAGATCTGCTAAGCTATCGTAAAACCAACTGCCACTTTTAAATGGCTTTTCACGAGCGCCTAATTTTTCTACAGTTTTATCTAATTGTCCTAACTTGTCGATAACTTCCGGCGTCTTCTTAACAATAAGATTAAAACCAGCGCCGATGGCATCTACTAAAGCAAATATTCCAGCAAAAGCCGCGCCTTGTAAAGCAACAGCGGACACCCCACTCATTACCGCTTTAAGTAGTCCAATTTGCTTGGCCAGCAATCCAAACTGAGTACCCGTTTCGATCGCGTGCTTGATTAAATGCGCTAAGAAAGTAACTAAATTTACCGCAGCTAAGACAGTAAAAGCTATAATTAAATTTCCTGCGTTAGCTGCTGCAAACTCCAACGCATTCCCTAAGGTATTAAATAAAGGAATTAGGATGCCCGCGCTCCCTGCCATAGCATCAAACATTCCTTTGCCTAAACTTCGCTCTAAACTAAATCCTAAATTCCTCCAAGCATTTTGGACTTTGGTTGCTCTGCCGATTTCCGAACTAGCAAATACTTGAGACTCTTTATCTAATTGCTGGATAAACCGAATAACTTCTTCGTAACCGATCGCGCCAGCCTTAACATTTCTTAATAACTCAGCAGGAGCTTGATTTAACGCTCTGGCAAATATTTGAATAGCTCCTGGCAAGCTTTCTGATAGCTGTTGCCTTAGCTCCTCGGCGGACACTTTACCTTTAGAAATCATTTGAGTAACGGCAGAGAGCGATCGCTCTTGCGCTTGTCCTGAAATCCCCATTAAAGTAAGCGATTCGCTCAAAGAAGCAAATAAGTCGGCACGTCCTTCCAGTGGCGTTTGATAAGAAGCAGCCAATAATTGAGGAGTGCCTTGCAAGGTAGAGCGCAAGTCTATGGCTTTATCTTTGAGGCGATCGATAAATGTTTCAGCATTGCCACCTTTAAAAGCGTCCATTGACTGGGCAAAGAAAGCAACGTTTTTGGCCGTTTCTAAAGCTTGCCTGCCAAACCTGACAAAAGCAGTTGTCACCAAAGTAATACCAGCAGCAGATAAACCCAAAAATACCAATCGTTCTCCAGTGATACCGATAGCTTTACCCATATCGATCGCGCTTTGAATAAAATCGGTATTAAACAATTGGTTTAACTGATGGCGCAATTGTTTTGCCATATCCATGGCAGTATTAAAGCGATTGGGGTCTAAATTTATATCGGTGGGTAAATTGCCAAATTCTTTTTTTATCTCTGCTACAAATCCATTTAATTTAGTCTTGACCTTACCTAAATTAGTTTTAATTTTACTTGCTATTGCATTTCCAGTAAAATATAAATCAATACTGCGTTCTAATTGACTCCCCCATACTTTTCCTACTGCGGCTAAAGCGGGATTATTAGATGCAGCTAAAGCTATTTGCTGATTTGCTAACCGCAAAGCGATCGCGGCTTTTTGAGTTGAATCGCTATTTACCAAGCTGCTAACAATAGGATCGATATGTGCGGCTAGTGCTGTTGTTGCTTTTGATGGCTGCTTTCCTATTCTTAGATTGGCTAGCCTTGCTAGGGCTTTTTCCAAAGGAGCTATAGCATTGGTATTGCCTGCTTTTACCTTTTCCAGTAATCCTAGAGCCACCCTCAATTGGACCTCTTCGGTTTTCCAAAGAGCAGCCATATCAGCCTTAAGCGTGGCTAAGTAAGCTTTATCGTTTTGACTTCTGACAGCAAATCCTGCTGTCGTGTTTTTAACCTGAGCTTCAATACTTTGTTGTTGCAATTGCAGTGAAAAGTCTTTTCGGGACGCAAAAGCTGGACTGATTATTCCAGCCTTAAGATCGGCGGCTAACTGCAATCTTTTAGTTTTAATAGCCTTCCATTGGACTTCAAGGGTAGCAAGGGTCGTTTTCAGATTTTCTTGGTCGCGCTTTAGTTGCTGTTGCGCGCCTTTATAAAATATTTTTAATCGGTCTAGTTCTTCAATGCTTGGCTGTCCTTTTGCCGCTGAATGGTGAAGTGATTCCATGATTGCGTCGGCAACGCTTTTGCCTTTAACCGCTAGTCGCCCCAATCCATTGCCTAAGCCAATCTCTAAGCCTTGGACAATAAAATGAGCGATCGCGATCGCTTTTTTTGAAGGAGACCGAACATCAGCGCCTTTTTTCAATCCTTCGATCGCCCCTTTGCCTAAAGCTTCGCCTGCATCCACTGCCGAAGAAACGAATAACCCCATTTCTAAGCCTTTGGCAATAAAATCAGCTATTTTTGCGCTTTCTTTCTGATAGCTAGCTAATTGCTTTTTCAAGTCCTTGGAAGAGGCTTTGCCCGATAGTTTTTTTACCGCTTCATTAGCCGCCTTAGATTGAGCGTCCAAGTACTGGAACAACATCGATACGCCCAGATTAGCTTCACCTGGCTTGGTGTTGGCTATCATGGATTCGATTGTTTTAAAAAGCGAATTTCTGATTTTGCCAATTCGCTCTAATGCTGTGGAAATATCGGCTTCTGGCTGATTGCTAAAATCGTTTAGAACGGCGATCGCGTTTTCGATAATTTCCTTGGCTTCAGAAAACTTTTTAAGCTGTCCTTTGGCAGCTTTTAGCTGTACGGCAGCATTAGCCATACCCAAAGACTCTTCCCCCTTAGTTCTCTCTTCTTTAGGCTTGCTGCGAACGACTTTGGTTTTTTCGTCTAAGTTCTTGGCTGCAACCTCTACAACGTGCTGTTGGTGGGCGATCGCTTGCTCGATCAATCCAGCATTTAAAAGATCGTCTCCCTTTTTACGCTGTTGCGAAATTTGTTGGTTGAGAGTTGGCTTAGACTTAGACTTAGCAGCCTCGATTTGTTGTTGCTTGGACAGGAGTTGATTGAGCTTTTTAAGCTCCTCCCCCTCAGCAGGCATGAGTTGGTTGGTAGCACTGTAAGAATGCTCCGCAATTTTACCCAAAGCAGTTTCTATGGTTTTCTTGCCCGCACCTGCAATACCTAAATCGATACCGCCCGTTAAAACTGCTTTAGTCATACCTGAAACTGCCCGATCGATCGCGCTTGGGATAGAAGCAGCAAATTCGGACGCACCAGTTACGATGCCATGTACGCCTGGAATATTGCCAGCAAAGTGCCCCGCTTGTACTAATCCAGAACCTATAGCACGAGCGGCTGTTGTCTGGAATATCGGCAGGCTTCCTAAAGCCGAACCGATCCGCCCTGGAATTGAAATTAGAGAGGCAGTAACGCCCTCGCCTACGGCAGAAGAAATTGGAGACACCAGCAGATCGGTCAAAGTATGGATTACTTGGCCCGCAGTTCCTCCTGTAGCGGCATTTACTCCCATCATTCCCGCCATGGGGAGCAAGAAATTAGCGCCCAAGTCTCGCGTCGCCTGACCGAAGGGCAGAGCATTTAGGACGGGTTTTTCTACCGCTTTTAATTGCGTCCAGCCGCGATGCACGGTAACGATCGTACCGCTAATAAAATGGTTGAGGACGTACAAGAAATCTTCAGCCGATTTTTTGAGGTATGCCCTCAACTTAATTTCTTGCTCCGTATAAGCTTTTCCTAATTGAGTAGACCTAAGATCGATCTTGCCAAACTCTGGAACTTGGTAATCAAAACCAAAGCGATCGAACGCTTTATTAATGCCTCGCCTACCCCAATCGATACCTTTATTTAACCCCCTGCTGGCATTGTTCAGGACGAATTCGCCTGGCCGCCATAGTTCTCCAGCCAATACCCCTAAATTATATGCTGCTTTATGGGGATCGAATTCCAGATCGATTCTGATGTTGGGGTTATCTTCGCTAAGTTTTCCTAGTCGAGGAATTGACAAGTTGAATCGCTTATTGATTAAATCGGTCCCTTGGTTGAGACGATCGACTCCATGGTTTAAAACTGCAGCTAAATTATCTAAAGAAGTTTTAATAATTGTGACTTCTGGTGCGATTGAAATATCGGCGATAACAGGTCTTGATTCGCCCCAAGCATCTTCTAGCTTTTCTTCTTGCCGAGCAATTGCGGCTTCTGGTGCGATTGAGATATCGGCGATAACAGGTCTTGATTCGCTCCAAGCATCTTCTAGCTTTTCTTCTTGCCGAGCAATTGCGCCAATATGTTGGGCGATCGCTAGTACGGTCAGATCTAAATTCTGTAAAACTTTAATTAAGCGATCGAACGGTTTTTCTAGCTTGATTCCTGCTTGGGGTACTGCTTGGGGTAATTCGGTTTCCCCCGCAGTTTCTGAATTTTTTATGCCTGCGATTGTTTTCTTGGCTTTAGCTTTAGCAAAATATTGTTCGTTATATTTGGCAATTTCAGCTAATATTTGAGGATCGGTTGCTTTTGGGTAAATCTGTAATGGTAAATCGGGGGTGTTAGTTTCTCTATTTTCTAAAGTGAAGTATTTGCGAATATTTTCAGGTAAATGTTTTGTAAAATCAGCATTAAAGCCTTCAAAAACACCACCCTTTAAAGACATAGCTAATTGCTGCAATGCGGGCTTAATCGTAGAAGATGTAGTTTCACTTATTGCTTCTTCTACGGTTTTTATTGCCTTAGCCAATTCTTCAGTTTGCAATAATTTGAGGGCTTTAGAATTTGCAGCCATAGCTTCTGCAAATTCTGTAGAAACGTCATCGGCTAACTGCATAGCCTCGATTAACTCTAAAGCTTCTTTATTTATTTTTTCTAGCGATTGAGTAGCAGCTATAGCTTGACCTAGGCTTTTAAATTCACTACCTAAGCCTTTCTCCGTACTTTGATTAATTCCTAAAGTTTTAGCTAACGACGCTATAGTAGTTTTATAATTTTTACCGATTTCTAATCCTGCCGCTAATTGGGGGGTAATTTCCATCTGCCCTTTGATAGATTTAAAAGCGCGTTCGGATTTAGTAAACATAGATAGGACATTAGCTATGTCCTGAAACATTAATGCAGAAAAATTGCCTTCTTGCAGTTTATCTCTACGATAAAACGCTCCTCCATGAATCCGGCTCATAGGATCTTTGCCGCTTTCTAGATCCTCTAACGCCATCATTTGTCTGTACGGATAAACGTATTTAGTTTGGTTCATAAACTCGTCTTTTAAAGCTTGAGAAGTTTCAGCGACGAATTCTTTAACCACGCCTTTAAAGCCCCTTTTATGAAGCTCTGCGGCAACTTGGGGATGAGGTACTATTTGCCCTAGCGCGTGGGAATCCGACTGCACGTCCAATCGAGGCACGATCAGATCGGCAGCCTGTGATTTAGTACCGCCAAACATTCCCGAAAACAGAGGATTATTCAGCGCATCTTGCTCGGCTACTACACTAAAATAGGATGAAGGCTTACCCGTTACCGGCTTCAAGTAATCACCAATTCCAAAACCAACAGCCTTAGCTTCTTCCCCTAGAAACTCCAACGCTTTTGCCGTATTCCTAATTACTTGAGTTCCCCAAGAAAAGCCCGCATACTGTATATTTTCATCTGCATATCCTTTTTTTTGGGCTGCTTTACGAATCGCCATCATTCGCACGGCTTCGGTCGAGTAACCCATTACTAAGCCAGAAACTAAATCTATATACGAATTTGGTATGCGGTTATAGTTTAAAGCTTTATGCTTAGCTGCTTCTTCTGGCGAAGGCTCTGGGGTAAGTTGTTTGCCTAATGCCTCCGCTATGGGAACAAATAAAGACTGAAATGGATTGAGATTATTTAGGTCGGTGTGAAAAGGGTTATAGGTAGGATTTGTAGCCGTGATTGCTTGCGATCCAGGAAATAACGACCGAATAACAGGAAAATGTTCCTCAGCGCCCCTGCCAAAATCAGAAATTGCGTTGGCATAGATTGTCAAAGAACTATTAGCATCTACTAATTCTGGAACTAGATCGGCAAAAGAATCTGCCAACTTTTCAGCTTCAACGTTCATTTGGATCGCGTTAGCTTTACGAAGAAAATTGGTAGAAACCCTAAAGATATTGCCCAGCAACGTTGCGTGCCTTAAAAAATCTTTTAAACCGCTTTCATTTAAAACTTCATAGCTTGCCTGTTCTACCGCGTTTGCTAATTCCCTAGCGCCCCACTTTTTAGGCGAACCCTTGACAGCATTACGCATCTCAAAAGCTTTAGTTTTTACTTCTTCTTCCGTAGCTTCATCCCCTAAGTCCTTTCTGATTTCTCTTTCAGAAATTTCAACAACTTTAGCTATAATTGCTTTGGCGTAATCGGTAGATCCCTCTTCTGCTATTCCGGTCTGTAAAGATTTTTGATTTACTCCTTTTGCCCCCATAGGCGTAAGAGCATTGCTCATAAGCGACAATTTGCTGCCTAAACCATTTTTAAGTAAATCTATCCTAGAACTTATTGCTTTACCTAAATCGTCGTAAATTACATCGCGAATAAAAACGGCAAATACATCTTCTACTTTTCCCATAGCGGTAAAAAACGGCTCTGGATGGAAAAAGTCAGATGCCTGTTTGCCAAATGCTTGCCAATCTGCTTTTAATCCTTCAATCCCATCTTCATAAGATAATAATTCTTTGGCAAAATAGTCGCCAAACTCTAAAGCCCTACCCTTAAATTCTACGATTAAATGTTTATTGGTAGTATCAAAATCTGCTTTAGCTTGTTGTCTGATAGTTTGATCTAAATAAGTTCTAGCGGTTGCTCCTATGGCTTTTAAAGGAGCGGTAAATATATTGCCAAGCAAGTTGCCTTTAGCCTCGCTGCTAGCCTCGCTGCGGTCTTTTTTAAGGGCATTATAAACCTGGCTTTCCAGTTTAGAGGCAAAAGTATTGCCAAGGCGATCGAATCCTTTCTCGTTAACTGACACCAATTTATTATTAGTATTAAAAGATTGCTGCAAGCCATTGCTGACGGTGTTTCCTGTCGCATTAATTGCTTGAGACTGATTTTGCAGCAATCCGCCTAAACGGCTTAATTCGGCAACAATTAAATGGCAGCACTCATCTTTATCTTTACCCGTGCCAGCATTCTTCGTTCTAGAGCCGTAGTTGCTGTAGTTGCTGTAGTTGCTGTAGTTGCTGTAGTTGCTGTAGTTGCTGTAGTTGCTGTAGTTGCTGTAGTTGCTGTAGTTGCTGTAGTTGCTGTAGTTGCTGGCATTTCCCGAACCTTTAAACGCTAATTTATCTTGCCCTCTGACAACTACTTCAACCGTCATCTTTCTGGGGCGCTCGATACTCTGGTCTATTCGCTTCATTTGGGCTTCAAACCTGGCGAGATTAGCCGTGATATCTACAGCAACGGTGTCTAAAGAAATAGCCATTTTTAGTAGCCCTCAGAAATATCGGGTAAATCTATCGTTTGTCCTGCAAGCTGGTGAGAACAATCAGACAAATAACGAATCTCGCCATCGGTCACATAGCAATGGCAAATTCTATTTTTATCTGCTTGGCTTGGTACTTGCACTTTTAAAAAAATACTAGGAGTAAAGGTAGGCAAATCTAAGTTGCCGTTAAATTGCCATTTAGCGCCCATCGAGTTGGCGTAAGGCGCAACAGTAACGGCGTGGTAATCTTGGCAGCCAGGACACCAAAAATGGTAGCCCTCTACTTCATTCGATGAATTGACAAAGGCTTCCAGTTTAGCCATAAGCGATCGCCTGCAAGTCTTCTAAATAACTAGTTATTACTGCTATTGCTGTATTGCCTGCTTGCTTGTACTCTTTTAATACTTGTCTTGCCGTTTCTTTCGATACGTGCAATCTAGGAGATGTCTTTTTGGCAGCAGCAGGAAAAGGCAAGAAATTAGTAAAGTGAGAATCGGTATTTTTTTCGGAATTAGCCCTCAAGAACATATCGCTCAATCGAGCCAAAGTAACCTGGTTTTGATTGTGATAGTTTTGGACGGCATCCAAACCTTGCTTGACTAACCACATCGGCAAAGTGCCAAAGTTATCGGGATTGAAACGCCGATCGCTGCCGCCTAAAACTACTACTAACTGCCAGTAAATACTCGCCCAAGGACTACTCGAAGACTGCTGGTTTATCAGGTCAGTTATAATTTTGGGGCATCTTCACCATTTTCCACTTTGCTTTGTACGTCGCTTTGTACGTCGCTTTGTACGTCTAGTGCGTCTTTTGGTTCGATACCATTATTTGTCTCTTTGGCAATGAATTTACTTAATTCTTTAATTTGCTTCCTTAGCAGCATATTTGTATTGTCTAAATCCCAGTTAGGATCTAGGCGAGATTTGAGAAAATAGGTGATTCGCAACGAGTCGATCTCAATGTCGTTATCGAGCAAAGCAGCAGTTGTTATCAAGTCTTGGACTTCTTGCTGATAGGTCAAGATAAACTCTTGATATTCGTCAGATTCAGCTAATTCTTCTGTAGGCTTGATAACGGCCTGCCTGCCTTCTGAAAGTTTGGATAAACCTAGTGCTTCTTTAGCTTTTTGCCCCAACTGAGTCAGCATTACCTGGATCTTAATTTGATCGTTTCTCAGCGTTGCCAAATGCTCGAAAAACCAAGCTTCACGCTGAAGTAAATCGTCGTACTTAGTTAATTCGATTCCAGCGACAATCACTTTTTCTCCTGGCGGCAAAGGAGAATTAAAGTTAATATTTACTGGGATTCGACTTTCACTCGATACCTTTTTGACGTAATTAATTAGATTGCTAGATACATTCTCTTTTTTGTGAACTAATTCTAAATCAGTCGTAGACTGTCCGTTATTAGCAATAATTGCATTATCTTTATCGGTTTTAACAGCCATTGTTTTTAGCCTCTAAACTATACTTAGTATAATGTTCTCTGCAGCAAAAGGAATATCTCGATCGCACATGGCGTCGGGTATCCTTACTCTGTACATATTACCAGAACTAGTATCGGTAAGATTTTGAAACGGAGTTAAATTTTCTCCAACGATCGCTAGTTCGGCAAATATTTTAGACCTAGTGACTTCGTAGCCCCAAATTACTAACTGCTGCGATCGATTAACCAGCATTTAGATCCAACTCAAAATCTAAATCTAAATCTAAAGTAAGTTGAACGCATGCTTTTTTTCGTTCTTTTCGTTGGCTTGCGGCAAGGGAGCGCGTATCGGCAAAAAACTCGTCGCAATATTGCTCGTAAAGCCTAGCTAACTCTCTAGCGCTAAAAGGAGTATGCTTGGCAATTCTAGCTAGTTCCCAAGCTCTTTTGGCAGGCGACCTGACTTCCCTGTAGAGGCTAGAGAGTAAGTTCATGCAGGCTTCAAAGCTAAGATATTCTTCCCGTTGGCGGTTTTTTTTTCGGTCGATTGGAACTACCGCGCTAAAGCGCTTTTGCACGTCCTTAGCAGCAAGGGCAAAAATCCGATCGAGATTAGAGCGATCGAGATTAGAGCGATCGAACTGAGTTAATGCCAGCATCTACCATCTACCATCTACCATCTACCATCTACCATCTACAGCCTACAGCCTACAGCCTACAGCCTACAGCCTACAACCTACAGCCTACAACCTACAGCCTACAACCTACAACAGCAGCATTTTTAAGTAATCGATCGCTTCAGGATCGGTAAAGCGAACTCCCCTCACTAACACCCCATTACCAGGGTGAACGTCGTCTATCAATACTCCAAAACCTTCTTCGCTATTAGTATAAAATCCTGGATCTTGCCAATATACGAAATACAAAGTCAAGCTTTCGTCAGAAAGTTTTATCTCCCCCACCCATGCTAGGTTAATAGCGTGGCGATCGACTACCAAGAAACCATTCTTTAAATTAATTCTGTTTCTAGCTGCCATTTTATTGACTTCTCTATTTTATTTTTTTGCCTTTTAACCGAATTCAATTACTCTAACCGTCATGCCGCAAGAATCAGCAGCCGATATATTGGCAAGATCTAGCAATCTTAAAACCGTCCCCGCTGGTAGTTCTTGGTTGCCAATATTAACCAATAAAACTCCCCCTCTAGCAGCAGTATAATCCGCCCCTTGTCGGACAAAATCATAAACTCTATTGGTAATGGGCGCTTGAGCTACCGCCCCTACCCCTAAATGTCCCAATACGGTACTGCCACTACCTTCTACTTTCAACCCTATGGACCTATTACCAGGAGTTGCACTGCTGCTATAAATAGCATTTACCCCTTGAATAAAGCACCGTTTGGGTAAAGTGATAGTCCGAGAATTGCCCGTCGCCAAAGGCAAGAAATAAGTATTTGGAGTAGATGTCAACGCGCTTCTTAGTTCCGCTAGATTGCCGCCAGACTCTAAGGCTAAAGCAGACGTATTGAGATTATCCCCAGCATCGGCAACAACAGGAATTCGCCCCGCAGCTAAGCTAGGTATCCTATTGAGGAGGATATTGAATTGGGACAAGAACCGCTTGATCAAAGCGATTACTCCAAAGCTCCCAGTATCGCTGGTTGCGGCCGCATCGCTTTGATGCCCTACATTTGCTAATAATTGGTCGTTGGGATCGGCTAGATCTGCGGGCAATGGAGCAGAAGCGATCGCACTACTCGTAGTAAGGTTGTACCAAGTGCTGCTCAGTACTGCTCCATTGCCATCGGTATCAAAAATGATTGTATTGATCAGCCAATCCCCAGGGCTATATCCAGTGCCACTTTCTTGGGCTTTCCAGCGATCGCTTCTTATCTGCCTGTCATTTGCCCCCAATACGGGAATCGATCCGGCAGGCAGACTGCCGACGATCGTATTATCTGATAAACGAGTATAGATCGTACTGACGCTACCGTCGTCTTGACTCCTTACCCTTTCTTCTCGATAGAAGACGGCTGCCGTACTACTTCTATCCTCCCAAAGCGTACTAGTTATGAATGCGTCATCTCGCTGTTCGGCAAGAATGGCGTCAAGAGTCGATTGCAGCCCTGCTAAATCGGTATGCGTCGTGCCAGTATTTAGTGCTGTCAATATGCTATTTAAAGTAGCCTGTGTTGGTAAATCGATAGAGAGCTTGGTGAAGATATTAGCTAAGGAAGTAACTATGGAATTGATATCGGCGCTTCGATCGATACCCGAAGCTACGTCCGCAAGAATGCCGTCAGTAGAGCCACCACTATCACCGCTAGAAGCGCCCTTAGCTTGTTGTAAATTAGCTAAAAGCCTAACTTGAACGGGATCGACAAAGTTATTGCGATCGACTTCATCTTTAAGGGCGGCAATTTTAGCGTCAATATTAGGATCGAAAGCCATGATCTAAAAAAATAACTTGCGGCTAAAAATAAGAAATAATCTCGCTTGGGTTTCGATCGAGCAAGACTTAAACGAAAACATCAGCAAAACGCAAAAAAACAAAAAAACAAAAAAACAAAAAAACAAAAAAACTACGAAGTCAAAACGCTCAACCCAGCTAGTTTTCTAAGATGGTTAATGCCGTTTTGCTCGGTAGTAGAAAGATAAGGGAACAAGGTAGGCGCGTTCCATTCTCCCTGAAAATTTAGAGCGAACTGCGGCCTGGAAATTTCGTTAATATTGCCGTCGTTGGTCAACTCCATAACCTTAGCCCGACCAAAAGCGTGTTCTCCGCCATTAGGGGCGTTACGCAACATCAGCGCGTAAATATCGTTATTGGTCATCACGACTTTGCGAACCACTTCCCAATAAGCCCGATCGCCTGGAACCGCGATCGTACTAATTTGGGGATTGAACATAATTCCTACTTTTACCTCGCTTCCCCTCAAGCCATTGCTAAGGTCTTTGCGATCGGTGTTATTGGAAGTGAGATTGAGCGGTAAGTTGGTCGGAGAAATTAGTTTTAACAGTCCCCAACTCCATCCCAATGTAGCGCCAGCAATAACAGCAGTAGCATCTTCTATCGGTACTGTCACTGGAGTTAGCCCTACTACTGTCTCAGTGGCTACGGTAATAAAGCTAGTTGCGGCATCTATGTCAGCGCCAAAATAAACTCTGCTCCCTTGCCTCAGTCGAACTGTAGTGCCAACAGCACTAGGAACGGTAACTTTTAAGCTGGCCGTATCGTCTCCGATCGCCACAGGCGTATCTAACTCTAAAGTGTAAACCTGGGCTTCTTCAGCACACGAAGGCATTGCCCCAAGGTATAGCGCCGATCCGGCGTTCTGAATCTCGTTGCAACTGACAATATCGGTCTTAAAAAAATCCTTGACTAGGGTAGAAGCCATAAATGAGATTTCCTCTGTAGCAATCGCGCGTTGTCTAGTGCCTATTTTACAGTATTAACTGTATTGACTGTATTGACTGCATTGACTGCATTGACTGTATTAACTATCAAAACCTTTGCACTTCAGTCGATCGCTATTGCCTGCGGGCAAGTCAATAACGCCAAAAGCAAAGTCATATCGACTTCATATTCGATCGGGGAATAACATTTCATAGTATTTAATCGTTATCTTTACCTGCTCTGGCACGTCGTAATCGTAATTAGCAGGCAAAAATACGTTATTGGCAACTATATAGTTGAGCAAAATGCGCTTAGTGGCGATCGCTAAGTTCTGGTAGGTGCGATCGTCCAATTCTTGCGCCGTCTCGATGCCATCTCCAACAGCCCTGTGTGCTGCTAGCCTTACGCCCCAATATTGCTCGGTATGCACGCCACTTGTAGTCCCTTGATGGGTGTAGCGCGGTATGCGATCGACTATTACCTCTAGCCCGCTTACTTCTATCCGATCGCCCCGATGCCCGATCGCGATCGCTGGTAACGTTTGCCCGCCTTCATAAGTGTAATTACCCAGCAAGTCACCGATTATATTAGCAAGCGATCGGACTAGATCGGCCGGAGTAATGGGGTTGCAAGTTGGTATTGGATTTGTCATAAAATTTTACACTCTTTGTAGCTAGGGGCAAGTAGGAGTTTGGGAACGTTTTGGGAAATTATCTGTCGATCGGGAACTGTCACCTATTCGGCAACGAACTGTCGATGGTATAGACGACAGCCTTAACACTTTGTGCGGTAAGGCTTCTGCAAAAACTGTCGATGCTGTCACCTACTGTCATCTACTAATTTCTTTTTCTCTTATAAAGAAGTTTTCCCCTCGCTGCAAATTAATGTTTTTAAAAGCTTTTTAAGTATATATGCCTACTTAATAGAAAAAAGACAGATTTACCCAATATAAAGTATACATGAAAAAAATAAAAATAGGGATTAAACAGACAAGTTGCTTCATTTTTTCTTGTTTTCTAATTATTCCATTGCCAGTAGGTGACAGCATCGACAGTTTTTTTATAACGCTTACCCAGCAAGGCTTTGTTACTGTCACCTATGTAGGTGACAAGGCGTTGCCAAATAGGTGACAGTAAGCGTT